GATGTAGTAACTACTGTAAAAGATAAGGTAAAAACTACTAATGGATACAATATTATAACTGAGTGGGAGAAAGGAAGCGGTATATTTGAGTTGAAATCAGATTTATTCAGTCAAACTAGTACAAACCTAACTGGTTTGATGAAAATTTTATTAAAGTTCCGTTCTAGTGATTGTAATAGAGTTACTAGTGGAAAAGACTTAATTGGTTGGTTCCCCTTATTTGGTTGCACTCGTTTAACAGGAAAAGACTTAGATAGTATTAATGCGATAAGAGGGGATGATTTATTTGGATCTATGTTTAAGGAAGCTGATCCAAACATGACAACTGCTAAAAGTCATATCAGTGGTGGTTATGATTTGCATTTAGGAACACCAGGTCGTAAAGCGGATATTACCAAAAAAGCAAATGGCACAACTCATACCTCTATAACCTTTAATAATGCTCATCTTGCTGAAAAGAAAATAAGAGATGAATTAAGAAAGGCAGTTGATTATGGATCTCTATCAGATGAAATTATAGAGGCAAAAGTTTCTGAATATGTTAATGAATCTACTAATCAAGAAGGTGATACTGGTTCTTTAGTAGCAGATCATATATCATACGCAGGTGTACTAACTCAAGAAGTTCATGGTGATGATTGTAAAATCGTAAATAAAGATTATGTTCGTAATATTGAAGGTGATTATCTACTAAAAATAACTGGTAATTGTCATATTGAAGTAGGAGGAGGATTTTACCTAGGTGCAGAGGGAGGAACACATAAACATGCTCTTAGATTTGGATCTGACGTTGATATGAATGTTGTAGGATCTAAATTTGAACTACAAGGGACAGAATGTAAGTTAGGATCAATGTCTACTAAAATTACTGGTAGTATATTTGAAAACTCTTCCTATCAGCAAACTATGAGTGGTATGGAGATTACTATGTCAGCAGAAAACTCTATAGAAATGGTGACACCACATATACTTCAGTTAATTAATATAGAACAAAGCGAGACACCTAAAAAAATCACAGGTATTAGGACAGTTATCAATGGTGGATATGAGACCATAATCAACCCAGTAGTACTAGAAAACTGGAAAGTAAAACTTTCTTCTACCGCTAGCTTGTATAACAATACCATTACCAACGGTAGATTCAGCATCGTTACGCCAAACTCAACCAATCAAAATACTGTCACAGGCAACTTGACCCTAGAGTAATTCTTGTGCTAGTATAGATATATCAACGGAGTAACAATGTTTTTTGAAGATCTTTACACAGAGAACGAAATTTATCTCGCACATGTTTTTATTAACATTGCTAAAAGACAAATTAAGATAGTTTCTGAGGATGGTTATGACGACACAGTTACTTGGAAATTCGACGCTGAAGGTGCCGAAGGTTTTGCAGATACTACATCTGCGATGATCGAATCACTTAATGAAGAAATGTTGACTATTTACTAATGACTGACTTTCAAGAGATAACTGAAGAAGAAGCGATAGCACAATTACCTTTTCTTTTAACAATGTGTGAGAGAAATAGAACCGTTTGGAAAATTAAACGAAAAGATGGTTCTGTAGCAATTCTTTCTCCTGTAAAACAATCAGGTCCTCCAGTAGACCCAGAGGTTTTATCAGTTGTTGAAGAATTTCGTAAGAATATGGTTTTAGAACAAAAATGATTGATGTTATTGATGATTTTTTTGAACAAAGTATTCATGAACGATTGCATAACTTTTGCTTGAGAGCAAATTATCGTTATGGTGAATGCGATGCATATGGATTACCACCAGTAGGTATGGTTTCTGATATTCTACCTAATGGACAGAGAAGTCCATTTGATTTATTTGAAGAAACTATAGAAAGAGAATTTAATATTGTTGATTCACCTTACAGGATGTACATTAATTTGTTTGCACCTAATGAGCAACCATTTTGGCACTCAGATGGTCAAACTGGATATACATTTCTGTATTATCCTAATTTAGAGTGGGATGAAAATGATTTGGGAGAAACACAGTTTCTTATTGATGGTGAAATTAGGGGTATTCTTCCTAAACCTAATAGAATGCTTGGATTTGATGCTAGTCTAGTTCATAGAGCAACTACATTTAGAGATAAACATCGTTTTACTATCGCTATCAAATACTCATGACTGAAAAATTTTATATAGAACCTTTGTTCTCTAATTTTATTGCGTCTGATATAATAGATGTTGATTGTGATAAAATTGTAGAGTTTATCAAAACTGTAGATCCAGGTATACCACTTGACTTGAATGAACCTGCTATACATGATGTTATAGATGAAGTTCACAATTCTATTCCTAAGTTTATGAAGATATATGGTTTAGGATTACAGGCAAGACCAAGAGTTACTACATGTTGGGCAAACAGAAATAACGCTGCAGAACCTTTAAAACCTCATCTTCATGGCACACATTGGATTAGTTCTGTATTCTATCCAGAGGCAGATGAAAAGTCACCAGATTTAGTATTAAAAAATCCAATTACAAATGTGATGGAATATGCAGTTCCATATCAATATCATGAACATGCAACTTTGTATAATTCTGGAAGAATAAAAATAACACCTAAAAAAGGACTTTTAATATATTTTCCTAGTTGGATAGAACATTGGGTAGATCCAGAGTGCCCTTCCACTAGTAATAGGTATAGTTTAGCGTTTAATATAACGTTAAATCACATATCTAATGATTATATTGAACACATATATCACCCTAACAATCAGTTAGGTGAAATGTTTAACATAGTTAACAAAGAAAGGGATCGTACCCCTTATAAATAAAACCGTAGCCAATAGTGTAATTATTCGTGGGAACCAAGAAGATTTCTCAGTTGGAAACGATTTCAGATAGCAATATATCTGGAGAAGCAATTCTTCCTATTGTTGTTTCTGATCCGTTGATTCCTAATAGAAAAGCAAAAGTTAATCAATTATTCAGAGGTTTAGCACAAGGTAGCAAAGAAGCACCTGGTCTAGCTTTTGATTTGGATAGAGATAGTGGACTATATCAATCAGCATATAACCAAATAGGTATTGCCTTTGGTGATGGCGGTTTGTATATGACACGTCTTGATAACGGTAATAGTAGTACATCATTATATGTTACTGCTATTGATGATACTGCAAACAATACTGATATAGTTTTCGCACCAAAAGGAACGGGATCTGTAAAAGTAACGGGTCAGTTTTTGATGTCTGATGAGCAATTTTTGCTAGAAGATGCTCAAGGTCCCAAAATTAGATTTGAAGCAGGTAATGTAGGAACTGGTAGTAATACTAGAATTATGACATTACCAGAAATAACAGCAGGTAATGGAACTACTCTTGTAGGTGCAGACACTACACAAACACTGACTAACAAAACTCTTCTTATTGATGAAGATAACTTTGTTATCATTGATGGTGCAGAGGAAGCAATATTTCAGATTAACTGGCCAACTACATCATCAACTCGTAGATCTTATTTTCTACCAGACGCAGGATCTGTAACAACTACTGCAGAACCTACTGCTACATCATCTACACTATTAGATACAAAGACAGAACAAATTGTTCTATCAAAAACACTTGTAAGTCCTAAAATCTCAAACTCAGCTGAAACTACTGCAGCAACAGCTCAGTTTAACGCAGGTGCGTTAACAGCAGATAGGACAATTACAATACCAGACCAAAGTTTAGAGTTAGTTGGAACTGAAGCATCTCAGATTCTCAAGAACAAAGTTCATGAGGATATAATTATTGCAGATTCAACTGATAATACTAGAAGGGTTACATTTCTTCTTGACAACTCAAACACTCTGACTAACGCTCAGATGAAGTTCCCATCTACACCACTACTAAATACTGGTGCGGGTAACCCATTATTCAGTACTATTGTTACTGAATTTGCTACACAGGTCATACAAAATAAGACCTTTTATCAACCAGTTTTACAAGACGAAGCAACCGCTACAGGAACTGTTACTTTCAGAACTGATAACATCACTGCTGCAAGAACAATTAAATTTCCTGATGCTGATGCTACACTTCTTTCAACTGAGAACGTTACCTTAGACGACGTTGCATTTGGTGCAGGTTTAGCAGCATCACATTTAACTGGTCGAACAAGATTACAACAATACTTCTACGCAGGATTCTAATTAACAATGGCAACTCAAGGACTACTTGCACAACTTAAACCGACAGCTAACACGGATACAATTCTTTATGAAGGTCCTGTTGATAGTTCTGCAAGCACTCAATTAACAATTTCTAATGATGGTACTGGTTCAGCATATGATGTTGCCATTAAAGACTATTGTCAGAAAGTAACTTTAGATGCATCGACATATAAGTTACATAAAGGTGACATACTCACCCATTATCAAGTTGATTTAAACGTAGCATCACCATTATCGGTAACTGCTAATATAGAAGCAGGGACTACTTTTATTTCAGCAGATAAAGAAAAAAGTTTAAAGTTTGAATCATATCTAGTTCCTGCTTTAACTACAATATTTGTAAAGGTATTTGCAATTAGGCAGGTAACACTTGAAACTACAGCAGGAAACTTTGCTGTTGGTGATACTATTACTAAAGGAACAGCACCTAACGATACAACTGCTACTGTTTTTGATGTATTTGATGATACTGCAAACAACTTGATGATTCTTCAAATAGGTCCATCAACCATAAATGGAACAGGAGCTGAATTTGCAGACGGTGATTCAGTATCAGTAGGAACTAATGGTGCAGGTACAGTATCAACTGGTGGTGTAGGAACTGCTAATAATGAATTTGTGTTTTCTACTACAACTGCAGGTGGAGTTTATAAGATGTTTATTAATGAAGCAATAACGGTATTTACTGATAGAACTTATAGATTTGATATTGGTGACTCTACTATGAGTGGTAGAGATTTTAAATTATCAGTTGAAGCAAACGGAGAATGGGGACCTGATGGAACTGCAGGTAACTTAGATGATGGAACTGAATACACTACTGGTAAAACTAGTAGTGGTAGTGCAGGTGATGGTGCTAATGGATATGTTCAATATGACTTTAGTGCTAACCAAAACGCAACAGCAGCATATTATTATTATGATGGTGGCACAGGAGATGCAGCTAATTCCAATTATGGTGGTTCAGACAGAGTTTTACAGACTAGCACAAACTTTACTTACAACGGTTTTTGGGCATATGATGTCGTAGGAACATGGAGTGGTTCTGATACATTTACTGTTGGTGGATCAACTTATACCATATCTGGCACAACACCTGGTGCTTTTGGTTATGTTCGTGATTACACTGGATCCGTTCTTAAGTTTATAAAGGGTGTAGGATCACCTGATATTACAACTTCTGATACATTCTTTGATGTACCAGCTCTTGCAGGTTCTGCTCGTTCTGTTATGAGTGTTAACTCCATTGATGTTGCAGCAAATGAAGTTGAAGCATCACATTATATTGCTCAAGGTCATAGTAATGGTAATAATGAAGTAGATAGAATTACTTCACTAGTCATCGGACCTGGTGAAACAGTTGTTGTTAAATCAACGACTGCTAATAATGTATTTAATTTGATAGGTTTTGAGGATTCTACAACCAGTTTCCCAACTCAGACTTATGATGCATCGTCTGAAGGCGGTGGCGGTGCTCCATAATAAATAACTAAAAGGCGAATAGTTAAATGTCCCTAACGAGATTAAAGAATATTATTACGTCCAGAACTGGACGTATAATCTACGTAAACCCTGACGATTTTGACGCATCTGATGCTA